ATGCCGCAGTATGTCGGTGGACAAAAGATCGTACCCTACGGAAACAACAACCGCCTGCCAGTGCAAATCCGTGACCTTATGGACGAAAACAATCTCGCCCCCGGTATTCTTGCACGTCAGAAGGGATTGCTGTACGGCGAAGGCCCCTTTCTGCGCAGCCTGCGTTTCGAGAATGGCGAGATAACGAAGGAGTTCAAGGATGATAGGGAGATAATGGCATGGTTGAAAGATTGGGACTACCTGAAGTACATCGACGCGGCGATGACCGACTACTTGTATCTCAAAGGATTTTTTGACATCAAGCTGCTCGAACGCCGCGGACGGATCTCCGGCCAAAGGCCGCGAATCGCAGCTCTGGAGTTTGTGTCTGCGAAAAATGCCCGCCTCGAATGGGCCGACACCCGTCGTCTTGAGGACGTAAGGCACATTTTCGTCGGGAACTTCGAGAACGATTGCATCGACACCGGCATCCAAACCTACCCGGTATTCGACAGCAGCAACCCGGCCAGATACCCCGCTTCGGCAGCTTACAACTCGTCTTACTCGTTCGCACGGGATTTCTATTCGATTCCGGAATATTGGGGAACTCTGCGCTGGATCATGCGAGGCTCCGAAGTTCCGGCCATATTCAAATACGTTACCGACAACGGGTTCAACGCTGCGTATCATGTTCATTCTCCAGACGGATATTGGGAGAAGAAGCGCACGTACATCCGCAAGAACAATCCGGCATGGAGTGATAAACAGGTAGAAGAGGAGATCGGCAAACTCACGGCAACCATGCTTACCAAGCTAACCGAAGTGTTATCTGGGGCCAAGAATGCCGGAAAATTCTTCCACACAGTGGATGTTTTCGACCCGCTCTCGCAACAAACCAACATCTGGAAGGTAGAGGCGATAGACCAGAAAATTAAAGACTTCATCGAATCGCAACTCAAAGTCATGGAGGCGGCCAGCTCGGCAATCACATCCGGCCTCGGTCTGCATGCATCTCTGTCGAACATCATGGTTGCCGGGAAGCTCGCATCCGGTTCCGAAATGCTTTACGCCTACAAACTCTTCATGATGTCGAACACCGCCAAACCCACATACGACATTTTGGAACCCATCAACCAAGCCATCCGCTTTAATTTCCCCGACACTGATTTACAACTCGACTTCTATCACAGCAAACCTTTGACCGAAAGCGAGACATCCCCCAATGACCGCATAAAAAACTGACGCCATGATTTTCAATAAAACGAAAAAAGGCTCCGCAGAGCTATACAATCTCACCGGCACATGGTACAAGGCGAATGACTTCACCGGGATCAGCGAGGATATCGTGCTGGCCCAAAACGAAGTTATCAAACTGATCGGGAAAGCTACATTCGACCGGGCACACTCCCGGTATATGACGGACGAATATGATCCGGAAGTGTCATCCGATGATCCGGAAGACATGCTCGTACGGCGGGTTCAGTTGCCGGTGGCGTATAAAGCCATGCATCACTTCTACCAGCGAAACCTCGTGAGCCATGAGGACAGCGGCAGAAAGGTAAAAATCAGCGAAAACGAAAAACTGCCGTGGGCATGGCAGATCGAGAAGGACGATGCGGTTCTGCGCGATACATTCTTCCGAACGCTCGACGAATTGTATCTCTTCCTTGAGCAAACGGACATCAAAGAGTGGAAGGACTCGCCGCTGCGCACCCAGCAACAACAGTCGATTCTCCGTACCCTCGACCAATTCGAAAGCATCTACCCGCTCGATGGCTCGTTCTACACCTTCTATACGCTTATACCCTTCATCCTCGAAGTGCAGCAGCGCTTTGTGAGGCCGATTGCCGGAGATCGTTATATGTCGCTCCTATCAGACATAGATTCAGACATGGCTCTTGCAGCGCGGCGTTTTGTAGCTTTGAAGGCGATGGTGATAGCCGTCCAGAGACTTTCGGTGTCCGTATTCCCGATTGGGATCTCGCAGCGGTTTACAGATTCATTTCAGGGTAAAGGAGCCGGAAAGACCCCCTCCACTGATGCGTTGAAATTCTACCTTTCAGCCCTCGATCATCAGGCGGCAACCGCCCTCGAAGAGTTTCACGAGGCTTTATCGGCTACTGCGGAAAAATACTCTCTTCTACCGGACAACGATCCCCGAAACAAATTCTTTTCTGTTCAATAATGAATACGATCGAAATACCCGCTATCGGCGTATGCAGGGAAATCCCCTCGAAATGGAGCGAGATGATACCGGAACAAGCCCGCGTTACGATGCGCCTGCTTTGGGATATGGAATCCGGCCTCATATCTCCGCTTGAGTTTCATGTGCGCGTCCTCTATCTTCTCCTCGGTATCAAACGGACATGGCGTTCGGTAATGTGGGAAAAACTCAATCGAGCCGCTGCCGAACAGAAGAATGCCAACATTTTTCTGCTTTGCGAAAACCTCCTCGGCTGGCTGTTTACCGACACCGAGGACGGTCTGCTCCCGACATTCGACACCATACAGAATCCGCTGCCCGAAATCCATATCGGCAGCCATCGTTTGCGTGGGCCGGCCGACGCTCTGCAAGACCTGATTCTCGTGGAATTTCGGAATGCCCTGATCGCCCGCGACGAATTCTTGAACACCCGGCAACCCGCGGCCCTCGACCGGATGATCGCTTTCCTGTATCGACAGCCTTCGAAGCAAGCCAACCGGGCCGGCCGGTGTATCGTCCCCATCCGTCACGAGACCTTTGAGCGGGACGTATGCCATGCCCGCCGGATAGCTCCGTGGCAGAAACAGACGATTCTCATGTGGTTCTCCGCCTGCGTCAAATTTCTCCAGACCGGGACGATAGTTGTGGCTGGGGAACAGATCGACATGCGCACGATCTTCAGCAGCGAGGAAACTGCCCACGATACCGGCCCGAAGTTCACATTGACAGATGTAGCCTACGAACTGGCACGGGATCGGGCACTCGGCACGCTGAACGACATCGACGAAGAGGGCCTATATACTATATTCCAGATTCTACACCACAACGTAAAGCAAGCAAAACGCAATGCAAAAACTCATTAACCTACTACGATATCTGGTCAATATGCGTGTAACGGAGAACGAGGTAATCCCCGTTGTCGATGACACGCACGGAACCGAGCGGCTCAAGAGCGCCGACGGCCGTCAGGTCGTGATTGCCTATCCATCACTACGGCAAACAGGAGAAACATCGAACTCCTATCAGGATCAACTCCCGGCCGCCATCTTCGTCCTCGAAAAGGCAATGGCCGGACAGCGTACCGATAAAGATGAACTCGAACAATATCTGTCGATGCTCGCTACGGTCGATATGATTTTGAAAACGTTACGGGCGGACACTCTGGGATATAACGCCTGTCCCCGTTTGGCCGGCATGACAATCAAGGTTGCAAATACGGTTCCGGTATACAAAGTATTCGGGAGCTGGGTCGGCTGGATGATTGAGATTGAATTCTGAACTCCGGCAAAATAATTGTAGGAATAAAAATATTCCTTTTTATTTGCAAGGGAATAATTTTATTCCTATATTTGTACCAGAAACCAAACAACTGCACAATGCCCATACTTTTTTACTATTTAGGACTGAAGTTCTTTTTTTACTCGAACGATCACGAACCAGTTCACGTACATGTCAGCAACGGAGAATGTGACGCAAAATTCATGATCGAACCGGAGATAAAACTGATAGAAAATTTCGGTCTGAAGCCACGGGAGTTAAAACACGCCCTCATGGGGATAGAAGAGAACAAAGAGGTGATTATTGAACGGTGGAAGGAGTTTTTCGATAAATAATACGAATATGAAAGCGCAAAAGATATGGTTCGAAAACGGTCGTATTTTCCTGACGACCGACGACGGCCGGACGGGCAGTCTGCTTCTCCGCGCTTTTCCCCGTCTGGCACGGGCAAGCGATGAGCAGCGCATGAAATACGAATTATCCCGGTCGGGTATTCATTGGCCCGAACTGGACGAAGATTTAAGTTTCGAGGGCTTTTTTGACCAGCCGGCGGAAACGTCGGACAACCGGGTCGCAATGGCTTTCGCCCAGTTCCCGGAAATCAATGTCCGCCAGATGGCTCGGCGCATGGGTATCAATGAAACCCTGCTTGCAAAGTATATATGCGGGTACTCCAAGCCCTCGGAAAAACGTGCGAAGGAGATCGAGGCCGCGCTGCACGACCTCGGACATAAATTAACACAAATCTCGATCTGATATGTTCGGAGCAATAGGCATAGGTTTACTTTTCGCGTGGCTACTGGCCAGCTATCTTTCATCTTCGCCAAAGGTGAAAAAGTAACTATTTTGCTCACGTATCCCTGTCCTTTGTAGCCGCCTTCGGGCGGCTACTTTTGTTGCAAACTGCAACAAATGACTGTCAAAGGAGAGTACATACGGCGCACTTTGCTCGACGAGTCGAACCGCTGGCTGAAGAACCAGAATACAGTGCTGGCAACGAAGCTCCACTCCCGCACCGGCCGACTGGTCAATGAGCGTTCGATGTCTGTTTCCGAACAGGGAGAGATGTCGGCGACAATGACCTATCAGCACACGATCGAAGAACGGTTCCTCGACATGCGGGTTCTGCGCTATGGTTCCAAGCTCGTCCGGCGTGCCCGCAAGATTCACACCCGTTTTGCTTACGGACACTACGAGTCGATTGCTTCCCGGTTGATGTACGGTCTGACCGACGATGTTGTTGCAGAAATCAAGCAACAACTGACAGATTAGAAATATGGCAAAAGCACTTCGGGATGAAGATTTAAGGCTCAATATCATCATCAACGGCGACGCCGGGCGCAAAAGTATCGAAGACCTCAAACGATCCACCCACGATGGGAAGATCGCTCTTGATGCACTTATCGCTTCCCAGAAACAACTCGAAGCACAAGGGAAGAAGAACACCCCGGAATATCGTGCGCTTACGGCTGAGATCGACAAACAAAGCAAAGCACTGGATGATCAAAAGACCCGTTTACAGAACCTGATCCGACAGCAGTCGCTCGAAAAGATGACGTTGCGGGAATTGCAGCAGCATCATAGAACTACTATGAACGCTTTCCGCAATGCCGTCCCCCATACAGAACAATGGGAGAAGCTCCGCATGGAGTTGCGTCAGGTCGATGTCCGCATCAAGGCTCTCAAAGGATCAGCACGCGACACGGGGAACGTCGTGCAACGGATGGCCGGCGGGTTCAGCAAGTTCTTCGGCGCGATCACGGCCGGATTCGCCTCAATGTCGTTTGCAGTCATGGGCACCAAGAAAGCCCGTGCCGCCTTTCTGGAGTATGACGAAGCTCTAACCGATGCCCAGAAGACCACTTCAACAACAAAAACGGAGATCCGCGAAGTATCGGAAGAACTGAAGAAGATAGACACCCGCACCACCCACAACTCACTGCTTGACATTGTGCGAGTCGCGGGTAAACTCGGTATCGAAGGTAAACAAAACCTGCTCGAATTTGCCCGCGCCGGCGACAAAATCGGGGTTTCGCTGGCCCGCGACCTCGGCGGAAATGTCGAAGCGGCCATCCAACAGATCGGAAAACTCGTCGATATTTTCCATCTCCGAGAACAATACGGCATCGAGCAGAGTATGCTCAAGGTAGGCTCGGCAATCAACGAAATCGGCATGGCCTCCACGGCGGCCGAGGGTTTTGTCGTTGACTTCGCAAAAAGGGCGGCCGGTACGGCGCCGAACGTAAATATCTCGATTCAGTCCGTCCTCGGCCTCGCCGGCACCCTTGACAAATTGGGGCAGCAGGCCGAAACGGCAGGCACCTCCTACGGGCAGGTGATTACCGCCATGTACAAGCGGACAGAGGTCTTTGCCAAAATTGCCAAGATGAGCCTCGGCGAATTTCAGAAGCTCATGGGCGAAGATATGAACGAGGCATTTATCCGCGTTTTGGAGGGTATGGGCAAGTCTGGACAAGGCATGCAGTCGATCGTAAACGCCCTGAACTCGATGAAACTCGACGGGCAACGTAGCGTGCAGGTCTTGGGCGTTCTGGCGGCCAATACCGACGAGCTGCGCCGGCAGCAGGAAATCGCCAATCGTGCATTCGAAACTGGCACGTCTGTCATCGAAGAGTTCAACACCAAAAACGAAAGTGCCACGGCCCAATACGAAAAGCAAAAGAAAGCGCTCCATGAACAGGCCGTAATCCTCGGCGAAACACTGAATCCGGCATTCACCTCGACAACCTCGATCACCGTAACCTTTCTGAAGGCGCTGACGGGTCTTGTGAAATTCTTATACCAGACAAAAGGAGCGATTATCCCAATCGTTGCGGCCGTCGCAGCCTACAAAACCATAATGTTTGCTGCACACAAGGCGATGGTGATTTACCGAGCAGCTCATATTGCGTATATCGCCATTACGAAGCAGGCAACGCTGGTAACACAGGTATTCAACAGCGTCGTCAAGGCCGGGCCGTGGGGTTGGATTGCGACAGCAATTTCAGTCGCCATCGGTGCGGTAACTCTGTTCAGCGATAAGATTTTCAAAACCCACGAGCAGGTCAGGAATATAGCCGCCGAAGCCGCGGTCGAAATCGACAACGAGAAACGGAAGCTCAACGAATTGCAAGACGCAGCGACCCGCGCAGCCTCCGGGAGCCGCGAACGGGCCGAAGCGATCATGATCATCAACGAGAGGTACGGCAAGTACCTTCCGAAGCTGCTCACCGAGAAAAGTACCAACGAGGATATCGCCATTGCGCTTCAGTCGGTAAACACCGAATTGGAAAAGAACATCAAGCTCAAATTCCGGCAGCAGGAAGCGGAACGCATCGCCGGAGATGAGATGACAGCCACGAAAAAGGCGATCGCCGAAATCACGACCAAGTATAAAGAATGGGGCGACGAATCGTCGCTCACCGCCGATAAGCAGAGATTGATCGCCGCCGCAGTTGTCGATTTCACGGGTAAGATAAAAGCGGCCGGAGACGATTCTGCAAAACAACGTCAGGCAGTTTACGACCTTAACAAGGAACTGCAGAATCTGGGAATGAACTTCAGCGGTTCGAGGTGGAATCCTCACGGCCGGTATACTGCAATACGAAAAATCACCACAGAATTAAGCAACACTGTGAACGAAGGCCAGCAGGCTCTCTCGATGCTGGACACCATTTACGGCAAGGTCGAAGCACCTCTCGATCTGAACACCACCACGACCACAAATACAACGCCCACCGACCCGGACGATACAGGCAAATGGTCGCTCGAAAAAGACAAAGAGTTCCTGACCGCGAAACTGAAACTCAAGGAGAAATACCAGAACGGAGAAATCGTATCCGCGTCCCAATTTAACGAAGAGCTGCTGAAACTGGAAATTGCGGCATTGGAAAAACGCCTTGCGAAAAATATCGATGAAGGGGCTACGCGGCTCAAAATCCAGAACCAACTCGCCGACAAACGACTTGAGCAGAAGAAGGCGGCCGCAGCCAAAGAAGAGGAGATAAACAAACTTCTCCAGCAATCGGAAACCGATCGGATCAAGCGGGAGAACGCCGACTACGAACTGAAGAAAAAGAGGTACGCAGGCAACGCCGCGGCATTGGAAGCTCTGGAGAAAACCCACCAGCGCAACATCACCAAAATTCGGCTCGACGAGATCGACGATCGACTGAAGCGGGAAGAGGAGACCTATGAACTGCAAAAGAAACAGCTCAAGAACCGCCACAAGCAGGAACTCCTCGACTTCCAAGGCTCGGCCGCTGAACGCAAACAGCTACGGAAAGCCCAAGCGGAAGAAGAGTCCCGATTGGAACTCGAACACCTGACTCAACTCTCTGCGCAACTTAAAACGCTCATCGAGTCTGGAATGTTCGACGGCATCCAACTCGACACACAGCTTCTCTCGGCTCAAGAGAAGCAAAATCTCGTCAATCGTTTCGAAGATGTCAGGACAGCGATCATCGGCGTATTGGAAGTTCTCGGCGACGGGCAGCAGAAAACATTCTCTTTTGCCGGCAACGACCCAACGTTCATGGGCCTACCACAATCGGACTGGATGAAATTTTTTGACGTGCTGAAGAACGGGGCTGCTTCTACCGAAGAAGCGTTGCAAGCAGTACATGCCGCCATGACAGCGATTGGCGCAGCTACGGAAACGGCGCTGCAGGTATATACTACCTACGACAATATGATGACCAAAAAGGAAAACGCAGAATTAAAGAAATATCAGAAAAATCAGGATAAGAAGAAAAAAGCCAACGAGAAACGTGTCAAAGCAGGACTGATGACCGAAGAGCAAGCACAAGCAGAGGAGGAGAGAATGGCCGCAGATCTCGAAGCCAAACAAGAAGAGATGCAAATCAAACAGGCGAAGCGCCAGAAGGCCATGAACATCACCTCCGCCATCATCAATACGGCAACTGGTGTCACGAAAACACTGGCTGAATGGGGATGGCCTCTGGGTGCGATCTTTGCCGCTATCGTCGGTGCTATGGGAGCCGCACAAATCGCTATGATTGCATCAACCCCAATAACGACTGGCGCCGAAGAGGGCGGTCAAGTCATCGAGCGGATGCAGGACGGCAAAAAATTCAACGCCCGTTATTCTCCGGATAAACGAGGCTTCATCTCATCGCCGACGGTACTGGTATCGGAAAACGGAAAGGAGTATGTCGTTCCAGCGGCCGCAATGGATAACCCCTCGTTGATTCCCGTACTGAACACGATCGAAGCGGCCCGCCGGCAAGGGACACTCGGCAGCTTCGATTTCAATGCCGTATACCGGCAAAATACACCGGTACCCGGATTCGTATCCGGCGGCCCAACAGGAGATATCCCGTCATTCGACACAACAGACACGGGGCTTTCCTCTTTGGACGCAGGCACGGCCGGCAAATTCATCGCGGCCGTCGATCGTCTATGCGACGTGCTGAAGAATCCGATTCTTGCCTACGTGACAATGCTGGGCGAAAACGGAATTGTTGCGAAAATGAAAGAGTACAACCGCACGCGGGAACGTGGGCAAATTGGAGGCAAAAAACGATGATACAATTCCGATCCGAGGGCATAATCCTCGATGTACAGCCTGATCAGGATGTGACATTTACGCTGGACAATCCGATCTTTGAAGATGACAGGGTACCAGTGGCCGTTTCCACGAATGTTGAATTCAAACTGTCGCCGAAAAACTGCAAATTTTTCGGATTCACACCCGGCATCCGGCGGCGGCCGTCACGCAAGACTGCCGCCTGCGAGGCGTTATTCAATGGCATAGTCGCATTTCAGGGTGAACTGAAATATGACGACTACTCCGATAAGTCCTTACAATACTCATTCGTCGGGGCTGAATTCGACCACATCGTCACAGGAAAGCTGACCGACATCCCATTCTCCGGATTCGAGGACATCAAATTCTCGACGATGGTAGAAAACGCCCGTAAAGGACTATATGACGAGTTCGGCCTGCCCCAGATTATGCGCAAGGCAATGAGCGCCTCGATCGAGTATGTGACGTCGGGGCCGACGAAAGCAGAATGCTCAACGGTCGATAAATATGCGAACTGGCTTTACACCACCCGCCCTTATGTTGTCCCGGCGATCAAGGTACGCTATATCCTCGATAAAATCCTTCCGGAGTTAGAGCTGGGGGAACCGGAACTCGAAAAACTCCTCAATATGTTAGCGATCCTCGGACTTTACAAAAGTTCCGAATACGACAACCGATACGGGATAAAAGATACATCGCCCGGTGCCCGACCGGGGTTATATCCTACCCAATGTACGCTCGATCTTGCCGACTCAATGCCGGACATGGACTTGAGCGATTTTCTTATCAGTCTACTCAAAATACCTTGCTGCACGTTGTTTTTTTCCGGGAAAAAATATTTCCTGATGAGTAACAAGTCGATTCTCGCAAGCAATAAATTTGTAGACTGGACGGCCAAAGTCAGCGACAATTATTCGCTCCCCGCCTATGAAAAGAAAGGCTATACCCTCGCATTCCGTAACGAGGATGACAACTACACCAAGTCCTACGAAGAGGATTTGGGCCAAGAGCCGACCGATGAGATTATCGAAAGCTATTCCCTGCAGGACATCATCGACAAATACAGGGTGTCTCCCGACTATAAAAATATCAGACTGGCCCAAACCGGGGATATCTATTCAGGTAAGAAAATCGACGCTCTGCTCTATTATTCAGGACGCGGTGCCGCATGGAACAAATATACGACACCAATAGCCACTCTGGATATCGTACATCAAGCCGGGTTTACGAAAATGGAACCGGCTGCCGACTCGGAAGATCAAAACTACGACTGTTCGATCGACTTCACATGTCCGAAATGCGTTCCTTTAGCCGTATACCCGTCAAAGCAAATACATGCTGACGGATCAATCGAAGAAGCAGTTGGACTGAACGCCATAACTCCTATTGTAGATTTTCCCACCGCAGGCGGCAATCGCCCGTCAGAAGTGTATATCGGCTTACTGATCAAAAATAATTTTTCGGATAAAGGATATTATTTCGAAGGTGGCATTCCCGACCTTTCTGCTGGCAGCGAAGACCGAAGCGAGTACTCCCTTGCGATTGGAGGGGAAAATGGTTTGTACAACCGATTCCATAAACCCTACGCGGAGTGGCTGGCACGGGACAAAGAAATGCTTAAAGTCGATCTCAACCTGACCGCATCAGATATTGCAAACCTACGCCTCTGGGTCAAAGTGTTGGTCTTCAACGTGCGTTATTTGATAAAAACCCTTGAAATAACCGGCAATACCACTCACGACATCCTTCACTCGAATGCGGAGTTGGTCGAAGTGTAATGTCCTTTCAGTCCGCGCGTCATGTAGATATTTTTGTCCGAGAATAGAAGCCGAGCCAATGGTAGATACCTTCGAAATAATCGAGAAGCCCGAAGTTTGTCAGTTTTCTGAGAATTTGGGGAAAATGATCATCAGGAACAAAAATTTAAGCCTGACTTGTGTTTACATGACAGTAAGACTTGATGATGCAACTATATGCGACAAACAGACGCTTTATTACGATGCAGAGAGTTTGATAACGATCAACCTGCGGGACATCGTTCATACCCTGCTGGAATGTGAATTTCCACGACAAACCGGCGTTACTGACTTTACATATTTATCTATAACACTGACCGACACGGCAACAACCAAAACATATCGTTTTCAGGTCATTGCCGGCGGGGTCGCAGCTCCTCGCAAAGTAGGGCTGGATTGGTGGGCCAGAAACTTTCTGACTTGGCAAGGGCAAATCGTCACCATGCCGGCATGGCAACCGCAATGGTTATCGGTGGTAAAACTCAATCGAGATCCGCAATTTCTGCGAATCAAGTCGCGCCTATATACGGCCGAAGGAATCGAGCGCACACAGGACATTTTCACAGCATCCGAAGAAGGCATCGTCCGGATCAACGTTTCGTTCGAGCTACTCTGGCGTAATATCTGCGTTTCGGAAGAACTGACGCCGATTGCATACGACATCTACGGATTGAGACTGAACTCCGTCTCTGAACCCGATACGGCAGGTGCAAAGAACTACCCTTTCGCCCAGCGATATATTTTGCGGTCGGGCAACTTTCGAGACCGCTGTTTCTTATTCCAAAACTCGCTCGGCGGATTCGACACGATAATCGCATCCGGACTTTCGACATTACTTCCAGAAGGCGAGGTCGACACGTTCATCAATCAAGGCCGCGAAGTGGAATTAAGCAACGATTACACATCAATCTGGCAGCAAAACACAGGTTACATCAGTTCGAGCAGCATAGCCCGGCAATGGCAGGAGTTTCTGCACTCCAGCAATCGCTACCTATACGCAGACGGGGAGTGGAAACAAATAATCGTCACGGAGTACGAAGTCAAACACAAAGAGGCCGCCCTAAACAGCTACACCTTCAAATACCATTTGTCAGAAAAAGATGAAGCCAATTATTATGACCGGGCAGAACTTCCGGAACCTGAACTCCCGACCGATTTCTGGCAAATTCCATCAATACGGCTGGAATAAAGTTGTCCTTTCCGCAGCGACAGCAATCAAATATTTTTGCATAAAACAAGAACCATGACATCGTATAGACGCTGGAACATACTTACCGACCTTGCTTACATAGAAACATTCTATGAACGGCAAGGTGATGGTACCCTTGTAAAAGCGGCAATTCCGGACGCGGGAATCGATTTCACCATCGACTATTTTACAGACGGTACAACTCACTTCAAAGCGTCCCGCATTGACGGAGTTTACAAAGACTGCCGTCAGGTTGATGAATACTCGCTCGAAGTATTCATCCCGTTATCGCGCAGGCGCATGTGCAAAGGAGAACTTCGGCGGGAACTCACTTTGATAATACCGGATGACAATTTTTTAAATCAAATAAAAAGCATATGCTTCCCCGCCAAAACAGGGCTATTCCTTTGGTTTGGCCCATCAGACAATTTTAAGCAGACAGCCTACGGGGAGGCGGTAATTGCCACGATAATCAATGCCTCATACGACATTATCGACCTTACGAGTTCTGCATATCCGGCCACCTGTCTCAAGATTATGGAAAAGCTCGAAAAAGGTATTACGGCGAATATCTACATAAAAGAAAGGGCGGAACTCCCCCAACAATCCATTATTCAGGTTCAAAAAGTAGACGAAGGCTATCAGTTATTTACAGGAATATTCGAGACATCGGAGGAAGACGGAACAATCAAAATTTACCAAATCTACTATCTGGTAAATAGAACCGACGGCATCGTAACAAGGAAACGATACGATAGATTCCCCGCAGTGGCATCCGCGGGCGACTACATCAAAAAAACCGACCGTCTGATCCTCGGCGGATACAGCCCCGCCGACTTAAAAAGCAACGATTAAACATACAATATCATGGCAGACAAACAAACGTTAGCGGTAGTACAGGAAATCCTGCTCAAGTCACGCATCAAATTCACAACAGGTACCGAGGCCGAATGGACTGAGGCAAACCCCGTCCTGCTCGACGGTGAGTACGGACTTGTAAGGGGTACATCTCCGTTGAAATACAAGGTCGGCGACGGCACAAAGACTTGGTCGGCACTCGGCTGGGCAAATGTCACCTCTCTTGCGCAGCTCATGGCCGATGCCTCGCATCGACTTGTGACGGATGCCCAGATTACAGGTTGGAATGAGAAAGCGGATGTATTTACCTTCAACTACAACGCTTATCTGCATCCACCGACCGAAGGACTCAACCCGCAGGGACAAGTCGCAAAAAACATCGTCGCGGCGATCAACGCCAACAAAAAATGCGTTGTGGTCGCACAAAATGTCGCCGTGCAGGAGATCGAAGATTCTATAAGCGGTTTCGTTTCCATCACCGAGGTTTCCGCTTCGGCCGTCACCGGATTGATCGATACTATCCGCATGGCCTCGGACGACAGCGGTCGCACGGTATTCCTCGCTACTGCTTCCATCACGTTCAAGTCCGACGGCACCGTAACCGTGGCGGCCGTACCTTACACCGGGCGTATCGTCATGGAAGAAGACCTGCCCGAATACAGCACGGAAAAAGCTCCGACGGTTAGTGGGTTCGCCGCGACCTACTACCTCACGCGGAACGGCAGCCGTATCGGCGTGCCGATCAACATCCCGCTCGATCAGGTGCTGCGCGGCTCGTCAATCAAGACCGTGACGACGGCCAATTCGCCTTACTCCGGGGCCAAGGTCGGCGACAAGTACATCGAGTTCCTCTTCCAGAACAACAACACCCCGCAGTACCTGCCCGTGCAGGATCTCGTCGATGTCTACACGGGCGACGACCAGTATATCCAAGTGACGGAGTCGAACGTAATCAAGCTCAACTACTCCGTGCTGTCGTTGAAACTGGCGGCCGACTTGAAGAAGTCATACGACAACTTTTACGACCCGAAGGGTGCCGGAGAGGCGGCGGCAAAAGCGGCCATCGACGAGTTCAAGGAGAGTACGTTCGTCATTCAGTGTACCATCCCCGGAATGAACTGACGCTATGGCAGGTACTGAAAAGATAACCGGGCGGGTTCAATTCCCGATGTTTACGGCGGCCGCACTGGCCGCCGCAAATCCGGTGCTTCTCAAAGGCGAAGTCGTGTACGAATCCGACACACGCAGGCGGAAAATCGGCGACGGTGTTACCGCATGGAACTCTCTCCCCTACGAGTCGGATGGTGAAATGGCAGGCAGTATTCACGCTTCACAGATCACTACGGACGAAACGCACCGTTTCGTGACCGACAGCGAGAAAAAGACGTGGGGCGATAAGGCCGCCAAAGACCTGTCGAACGTAACGCTGACAAAAGCGCTCTCATCCAACGGTTACTACAAAGCACCGGACGGGCTGATGTTTCAATGGGGGATATCCCCCGGCGGGGCGTATCAGTACTATTTCAGTCCTGCATTCATCGCAAAGCCGTTCGGATGCTTTCTGACGGCTTATTACGGCAACGGCAACGTCATCACAGCCGCGTCGTATGTGGAACTGACCGCCCAATATTTACGCTACCAATCGCGCTGGGCGAACCTCACCGACAAGAACGGAGGTCTCGCATCCTCTACCGAAACCGTCCATTGGCTGGTGATCGGACGCTGGAAATAAAATACAGGAAGCTATGAAATACTGGAAACAAGGATTTTATGACGAACCCGTCGAGGGCGGTGTAGAGATCACCGACGAGAGGTGGTTGGAACTGATCGACGGGCAGGCAGCAGGTATGCTGATTACCGAGGATGAGCAGGGCAGCCCTGTTTTAACGGAATATGTCAATAGCGTCCCGGTGCCGACCTACGAACAGCGGGTGCAGCAAAGCATCCGAGAGCGGTATTCGGTCGACGACGAACTGGCGATACTCCGCCAGCGGGACACCAAGCCGGACGAGTTCGCGGCCTATTACGAATACGCCGAGCAATGCAAAGCGCAGGCAAAAAAGCAGATGCAATTATGATTGGAAGAATACAACACCCGAAATATACGGCAGCGGCGCTCAAAGCGGCCAATCCCTTACTACTCGATGGCGAGGTCGTCTACGAATCAGACACGGGTCGTCATAAGATCGGGGACGGAGTGAATAAGTGGACGGAATTACCCTATCCCATGAATGCCGAAGCCGTCCCGGCGGTTACGTGGAAAGTACAGGGCGGGATGCTCTGCGTAAAGCCTGCCACAGACTTGAAAAATCCGATTCTGAAGCAGTGTTTCGTGGGCATCCTGCACTACAAAAACGCGAAGAAGCGATACCGCCGGAACCCTCAAACCGGGCAGACACAGAACCGTCCTCTGAATGCGGGGTTCAAGCTCGTACAGGACTCGTTCTCGCGGGATGAGGTAAACTGGACACCCGTTCGGATTAATCCTGTTCAGTTCGATACAACGAAGGTAAACGCCGCGGGCTGGATGCCGATAATTTCCGTTGCAGACCTCTTGGAAAGGTGGGTCGTGCGCATTGGCGACCGCGGTTTCGTGGGGGGGGGGAAATTCGAGCTGCATCGCGGCACCAATATAGGCGACCGCGGCGGAAAGCTGGAGCCTTCCGGAAAGCGCAGAATGCAGGTTTCATTTTACGGCGGAGTTGTATTGTTTACGGGTAATCCTCAATACCGAACCGAGGGGGCACGCGCCTATTTCAGAGTAATAGCCCGAAACTACGATGAAACAGCAACGATAGTACATGTATAACTTTTTTGACGGGGTGTGACCGATAACAAATATTCCTTTGCGGGAGATGGTTGTATTATGACTCATTCACTGGGGATTTACTTAACCTTACTCGTCACTTTTTTTGAAATTTCTGAATTATGATAGATCATATTTTCGCGGCGATACGTCCGCAGCTCATCATCCTCACGATCGTTTACCTGCTCGTACTGTTCGTGATTTTCCTCGACCTGTGGGCGGGTATCCGCAAAGCCCGCAAACGCGGGGAGCTGCGATCATCGCTCGGCTACCGCAAGACCGTCGAGAAGATCGCCAAGTATTTCAATCTGATTTTCGTGGTGACGGCAATCGACGCCGTGCAAATGCTCACCGTGTGGCAGATCAACGAGCAGACCGGGAGCCGCCTGCCGCTGATTCCGATTCTGACGGTATTGGGGGCCATGTTCATCGGCTTCATCGAACTGAAGAGCGTCTATGAGAAGTCCGAGGATAAGGAAAAGGCCAAGATCGCGGATGCGGCGGCCGCGCTGGGATCGGCGTTGAAGAACCGGGAGACGCAGGGCATCGTGGCCGCGGTGCTGGAGTACATGGAGAGAGCAGGCCGGCAGGCCGGCAACCCCCGCGGCCCGGCCAGAGACGAGCAAGCCCCCGGCCCCGAATTCATGCCGAACCCGGATATTTACGACGAGGAGTAAAAACCACTCAAACACCAAACTACCATGAAAGCAAATTACACCCTTGAGAAAGTGGAAACAGAAGACGGTTTTGCAGCCACTTATCTCCTGATGTGCGACGGCTATCAGGTCGGCTCGGCAATCAATATCCCGGATATTGTAAAAGGAGCGAAAATTATCCCGGCAGCTGGTGGCCGCGAGGCGCTCGTGATCAATGTAAAAGGACGAATAGGAAGACCGCGGCATATAAAATTATAAAGGCGACCAAGATCATGACACCGAAAGAATTTAAGAAAACCTACTGGCCGGACATCGCGGCCTCATGCGAGGAAACCGGGCTGAACCCGCTCTTCGTGGCCGCGCAGGCCGCGCTCGAAACCGGCTGGGGAAAGTCCGCCATCGGCAACAACCTATTCGGCATAACAGCCTCGAAGAAGTGGCGCGGGGCGGTGAAATACGTGCGGACATTCGAGTACTTCGACGACGACAAGCAGGGCCACCGATTCCCCAAAGTACATTCCATTACGCGGATGCCGGACGGGCGCTACAAATATGTCGTAGACCGGGCTTTCCGCCATTATCCCTCTGTCCGGGACTGCCTGACCGACCACTCCCGCATATTGCTGACCGAACGCTATGCCCCTGCCCGCCCGTACAAGGATGACGTGTACCAGTTCGCCTACCGGGTTGCGGCCTGCGGATACTGCACGGCAAAGCCGGCGGATTATGCGGGGCTGATGCTCAAGATATCCAAAACGCTCGAAAAGGCATGAAAAAGTACCTATTCCTCGCGCTGCTGATCATGGGCGGTCTGCTGTGGTTGCAGACCGCACGGCTCCGCTCGGAGAAGCGCGAGCGCCGCCGGTTGAAGTCGAACCAGACCGCGCTGATGTCCGATGTCGAAATCTACCGGACAAAGGCAGGCAAGGCTGCCGCGTCGAACATGGTGCTGAATCTCCGCGTCTCGGAGCTGGAGCGACTCCGGGCGGCAGATGCCGAGAGCATCCGCGATCTCGGCATTAAACTCAAGCGGGTCGAATCGACGGCCAAGACCGCGACGGCGACCGTCGTAAAACTGCGGGCAAAACTCCGGGACACAGCCGTCGTCCGGGAGACCCCGGCCGGGGCGGTCATTATCGACTCGATGCAGACATTTCGCTGGCGCGATCCGTGGGTGACGGTCGAGGGGTTGATCGAGCGCGACTCGGTCGCATGCCGCGTCGAGAGCACCGACACGCTCCGGCAGGTCGTACACCGGGTACCGCGGCGCTTCCTCTTCATCCGCTGGGGAACCAAAGCGATACGGCAGGAGGTCGTGTCGTCGAACCCGCATACACGGATCGTCTACACCGATTATATCGAACTTAAAAAACGAAACCGATGAAAAAATTTCTGAAAACAGCATGGGCGGTACTGCTCTACTTGTGGCAGCTCCCGCAGAACCTGCTCGGCCTTGCGTACTTGGCATTCTGTTTCGACCGCGTGAAAATCACCGAGCAACGCGGGGCCGTGTTCTATGCGACGAAGCATGTGCGGGGCGGCATGACGCTTGGGCGGTACGTTTTTATCGCACCGGGGAACATCGACCGGGAACCGGTCTACGACCATGAGTTCGGCCACGTCCGGCAGTCGCGGCGCTGGGGCTGGCTATGGTTGCCTGTATTCGCAATTCCGAGCGGCCTGCACAACCTTTTCTGCCGCGCGGCGAACTACTACCACTTTTACACCGAAAGGTCGGCAAATCGGCTCGGAGGCGTGCCCAACTACGCCGGGGAATACCACTACCACATGGATGGACTGATAGTCACCTATTGGGACAAGTTGGTCGAACTCAAAGACAAATATTTCAAATGACATTACACACACAAATCTCCATCGATATCCGATGGGATTTTGTTACAAGACGCCCTGATAATTCAATAAAAGCGGATTTGCATCCCGAATATCCTGCGGCGTATACACATCGGTCATCAATAGCGACGAGTGCCGCGCCTGTTCTTTAACCGAAAGGGTATCATACCCAGCACGGAGCATCGCGGTAATTCCGGTATCCTTCAGACTATAAAATTTGTACTCTTTGGGAAAGTGGAGAGCAGGGCGGATTTTCCTGCTCCAAAAGTCACGGTAAGTCTTTTCGTTTACCCATTCCGGCCCCGGTCTAAAATCCTTGGAAAAAATATAGTAGGTACCCGGAGCATCAAAATACCCAAGTTCGGCCATCAACTCGATAATTTTCTGGGGTATAGTAACACATGCCGAACGCTTATTTTTCGAGATTGTATCGTCAATATAAACCGTCTGTTTACTGACGGATATATCACACAGCCGGAGTTTGGCAATCTCCTTCGGACGGATAAGCATGTAGTGCAGAAAGTAGCAAACCAAAAGGAAGTAGCGATTATTCTCTTGAAGCCAATCATGCAGGCGTTGCATATCATCCACAGCAATAACCTTACGTTCTTTCTTGAGCAAAGCCTTGCCAATACTAACCAACCCATCCGTCGGTTTTTCTTTGATATACAGATGTTGCACCAAAAAGGCGCTGAACGACCGAAGGAAAGCCAAATAATTGTTGCGTGTGCGTGGCGAATTTTCCCGTTCAATATAGACATAGTCCAGAAAACGAACACAGAAAGCCCGGTCGAATTGATAAACATACCGTATAGACACCCGCTGATTATCGTTCCATTCTTCCAT